TATTTTTTAATGATGATCCACTTACACTAAAAGTTACTAGACTATTGACTTTAAATTTTGTAGAAAAATCATAATCAACTTTAGTTACAGTACAAACACCCGTTGGATTATGTCTAGCAGTTATAGAAACATTTCCAACGTTTGATGATGTATATTGAACAGTATCAGCACTAAAATATTGATCTTGACTTGAATATAGTGATTTTACATCATTTACACCATATTCAGTAACAGAAGTAATTACTCTATTACTTTCTAGTCCATCAAATAGTAATTTTTCTCCAAATATAAACTTACCATTTACACTGTAAACTATTAAAGTATTAGAATTTGTAACATCGGATCTTAAAAATCCAGTAGATCCAGAAGATTTACCTTTTATTAAAGTAGGTACTTTTAAACTGGAAATATTTTCGTTTACTACGATTTTTGTATATAATTGAAGGTCGTATAGTGAAATATCCCACTGATTAAAATCTGGGAAGGAACTATCATAAGAACCAGATTCTAAAGCAAAATCATATACTCTTGCAATTCCAATTTCATCACCACTTGAAGCAGTCCCAATTGATCCAACTCTTTGATCTCTCAAAGATACTGTATAATTTGTAGAAATGCCTATGGTTGGGCGACCATAAACTCTATTTAATGTAAAAGTTGGCCCTGTAAAATAACTAATAGATTCGTCTTTTAATAACTTTGTAGTCCTTGGTTTTTCAAAGTCTATATTTACAGGAGAAGGAACTTCAACTTCAAATCCCCTTACATAAGCTTTTCCTGAAGATATTTTATAAACTCCTAAAGAATCTCTAGATAAATTTCCAGAGTCTGTAATATCATCTTCAAAATATAATCCATCATTACCCTTACGATCATTTAGAGATTCTCTTACGTCTAAGGTAAATGGTTTAACGTAATAGTCTCCAGATTCGTCATAAGTTCTTCTTGCAAATTCATTGGCAAGAATATTATATTCTGGGTTAGTAGTATTTTCTGATATGACTTGTCCATTACGAATCCTCATCAATTCCACAAAATTTTCTGGAAGTTGATCTTCATCAAGTCCAACTGAAGATAACTTGGCTACAATTTTAAATCTATCAGCACCAGGAGCTGAGTAGTTTTCAAAACCTTGAGAATTATCAAATAATGATGCATCATCTTCAGCAGTTACAATTTCTTCTTGAACCAAAAATCCAATTTTTGCACTTTCGCTTGGAAATCTTGGATTAATTACATGATATTGAGGTTCTACTTGTACAAAATGCCCCTTTAAGAAGAAGACACCAGATGAAACAAATACTGCAGTTCCAACTGTAGATTCTTCAATAACACCAATTCCCTGACCAGCATTTAAGGTCGTTATTCCAGATTCTGTTATAGGTACTTGTTGATCTACTGTTACAACTTCACCAGAACTTAATAAAGTTACGTTTTCAGGAGAAGAATTCAAATAAGTTACATAAAGTAATCTGTTATCGTTTTCGTCAATATACTCAATTCTAGCTTTAACGTTAGTTTTTTGACCAGTAATTGTTTTTCCAATTAAAAATTTAGTATAATTTTCAACTGACAATCCCAAGTAATTTGCTTCTAATCTTATACCATAAAATCCATTACTTATTGAAAATCTACCTGGAATAACTGCAGATCCTTCTTTAAATACATGAGTACCAAATTTTTCAATCTGATTTTGGAGAATAGATTGTAAAGTTGTTAATTCTCTAGCCTGTATTGGATATCCAGGTTTAAATAATACCTTATAATAACTATCGTCAGAACTAAAGTCGTCAAAATAAGGAAAAGTGTTAAAGTTAGTGATCTGTGGCATAATTAGAAGTTAGAATTGTAAAACGATTTTAATATCTTCTCTTTGATTAATAGACCTTGTTATCGCTGGTCTATTATCGATATAGATTATATTTCCAGAATGTTTTTGTACTTCTGGAGTTGCTATACCATTAGTAAATGTCTGACCAAAATAATAATTTCTATTATTTATAGATTGATTATTACCATTAAAAGTACTATCAATTTTTAAATTTATATTTGCTCCTGTTATTTCAAGAGATCCTCCAGTACCTGCTGTAGAATTAAACTGAATTACTTTTTCGTAATTAGAATAATCTTGAATTCTTAAATCTGAATAAGAATATCCAAATAAAGTTCTATCTTGTGTATATTTAAGAACACCTGTGTTCTTATCATAAGAAATTACCATACCAAGTGCAGTACTTCCAGTAGAAACAGTCTGTGATATAACTGTATTTGGTTCAAATATCGCATTTTGATAATCGCTAGGTTGATTAACACCCGTCAATTTTAGTGCATATAATGAAGTTGCTTGATTTGTTGATAATAATTCATTAGAATCAAATTCTAATGGATTTGAAACTAATCCAATTTGAGAAATTTTATTTCCTACTATAAAATCTGGATTTGCTAAATCATTTCTTATTTGAGAAAATACTAATACTTTTGTGGTTCCTAATTCTCTGTATATATTATATCCATGACCATATTGAGGTGGAATTATTACCTCAATATCTGGATTATCTCCTGAAGATGAAATTGGAAAACTTCCTGTAGATAGATCTAATTTTGCAAAAGTGTATCCAGATCCACCTTTTGAAAGTACTACAGATTCTACAGTAGATTGAGAACTAATTACTATCGTAGCTTCTGCACCAGAACCATCTCCAATGACTTTAATTCCCGTGTAAATCCTTCCAGGATCACCTAAATTGGCACCTCTATTTAATATAACTGTACTTTTTAATTGACCACCTAATAAAGCATTATTTCTAACTGCTTGATATTCCTCATTTGTTTCCCAATCAGTTGGAACAGTTATATAGTCTAATGTGTCAAATTTTACAATATCATTTGGGGGAATTGTATAAAGATACTTCCAAATATAACCATCTCCACTTGTACCCGCTTCTCTTGGTTCTAAATCTGTAAATAATGGTTCATCTAATGAAGGACTTCCATTAGGATTTTCTGGACTTGTCCCATTTTGTAAGCAAATATAAACTCTATAATCTCTATTGATTACATAATAATTTGAAGAATATAATGATGTAGATTCTGTCGGTTGAGATAGTCTGTCTCTAGTAATATTATGTCTATACATGTCATAAGTATTACCAGATTCCCACTGGGTCTTATTGATTGCATATCTAACATCTTCTGGACTTATTTTTTTAAGTCCAATCATAGTATCCCAAATATGATTTTCATCATTAAAACTATCCCTTGGTTGGATAGGTTCTTCATTCCAATTTATGTCATATTGTTCTGGATTAGTCAACCCAACAAAAGAATAATATGAATTTGATTGAGAAGTAACTTCCTGCACAAATTTTTTAGCATTTAATATTCTTAACTGATCAGTGACTATTGCTGACATGTTACCCTTTTCTTGTTATTTAGATTAATATAAATTAAAGTTTGTTGAACCAACTCCAACAACATTTAATGTTAAAAGACTTCCACTTAAGATAAATTGAACAGATCTTCCTGAAGCATCCGAAGAACTTATAAATCCATTAGATGCTGTAATAATTCCTGAACAATTTATTGAAGTAACAGAAATTCCTGGAGATCCTGTTAATCCTTGAGATAAAGTGGATATTCCAGAAATTGAAGAATAACCAGATGTAGTCGATACTCCAGATGTTTGTGAATATGTAGAGACTCCAGAATTTGAAGAATATGCAATAGAATTTGTTAAAGAAGTTCCATTACCTATACTTGCATAAATTTCATTAAAATTAGAATTAATTTTTGCAGCACCTTCTAAAAGAGTATCACCTGTTCCATCATTTGGAGAAGTACCTGTTGATATACCTAGTTTTGCCATAATATTTCAATTTTATGTATTATTTATATTATATTTGAATATAAGTCATATTTTAATGTATTAGTTCTTTTTACTAATGCTGACGTAGAAATTCCAGAATATCCGTTTTGATAGTAGGAAGTGAAATTTTTCCTATCTCTTCTACTTCTGACAGGATCAAAAATAATTCTTCCCCAACTAAAATTACCAAAGTAACTAAATTCGTTACTATTTGAATCAAAAGTAAATGTATTACTATCAAATGTAGTTATACTATTATCAAAAGATGGTAAAGTTAAATCAATATCAGAATTAGTTAAAGTTTGAATTTCTACTATAGAAGTAGTTCCAATTCCTGGTACATTTTTAGATTTAATTTCTAAATCATATACTTGGAATACATTATTAAAATAATCTTGTGTATATGATAGTATTGACTGATTATTATATAAGGAAGTAACTCCCAATCCAATATTTGAGTTGCTAACAACAAAGAAATATCCAGTAGAAATTCCACTAACTCCTAAACTATACTGAGATCCAGAATTAACATATGGATTTCTTAAATATGATTGAACATCAATGTAAAAATCTAAAGCAATCGCAGTTAATCCTGCTCCAACAGTAGTCTTTGCGATTCCAGTGATAGTTCCAAAATCACCTTCATAAGTTACATTAATTATTTTTTCAGTTACTACTTTTGGATGTTCTATAATTACCATTGGAGGATTATTTAGATCATATCCTCTACCCGAATTAGTTATAGAGTAAGATGCAATTAATCCATTAGATATTGTTAATTGAGCCTGTGCTTTTATTCCATTAGAATCTTCTGGAGGATTTGATATTGAAATAGTAGGAATAAATGTGTATCCATATCCAGGGTTTGTAATATCGATTGCAGTTATAGATCCAGCTAAAGAAACGATTGCAGTTGCAATACCAACTTCTAGTGTATCTTGAGATATTAACTCGATTTGACCAGCATTAAAAATTGAAATTGGTTCTGCATCATTATCAAAGAAAGTTTTTAAACTTTCTACAAACATATCAGTAGAAGATGTACTGACATTTTGTATGATTGTTGATACAGGATTAATCATTGGTTCATATAAAGATCTATTTTTAGAAATTGGTTGCCCATTTATGAATAAATCTTCAACTTGCCTACAAATATTTACTGGCCTTTGAGTAATTTCATCTGTTATTTTTCCTGGACCTGCATAAGGATTTGTTATAACAATATCTGCTGATAGAATTTCTTCAATTTGTCTTGATTCTTCTCTTTCTGATATAATATTGGAGTGTATTCTTGCAGTATCACCAACTTCAATCTCTTCAATTATATCAACTAATCTCACATCAATGTTAGGAGTTCCTCTGTAGAATAAAATATTTGATGTATACTCTTTTTTAGGAGGTTCTGAGAAAACTAATAGACTTCCGCCTTTAAACGAGTATGACTGTCCAGGAATCTGTAATATTCCATTGATGAATATTAATAAAGTTGCTTCAACATCAATATTACTTCCATTTTTAGCAATAATTGATACACGATCACCTCTAAATTTTATTGGAAATACTCTTCTAACACCATTAAACAAGTTATCAAATGAATCTAATTGCTGAATATCTCCAATACTCCACCCAGAAAATTCATCATTACGTACCGATTTAACTTCTATTTGAAATTCTTCTAAAG